TCTCTGTTAGTATCTTCAATTTCAAAGATAAGTTCTTCACCAAGTTCAGTTACAAGGATATCTGTCTCAGCATTAGGCTGACGTTCGATATCAATGTCAACATCCTCATAAGGATCACGGAAACGAACAACATCATCAGGAATATTAGTCTGTACAGCATCCTGTGTGTAGTTCCACGCATCTGCTGAAGAATAAAGTTGAGGACCAGCAACGTATGGGAATATAGGGTTACCTGCGTCAGATGCATCGATAGAGATGAAATATGCGTAAACACCTTCAGGGAACTGCGGTGTCTTACAGAAACGACCATTATATTGGTCTAGGTCACCATATTGGAAGGTGTACTCAAAATCTTCAATGAATGAACCAGCAGGATACTCAGTTAAAAGAGGACCATCTGCTCTAACTGGATTTGGGTTAGTTGCAGCATCATATATCAGAATTGGCTTGATTCTGTAAGAAGATCTAATACGACGTACACCAGAAGACTGGTCAGTAGCATCTATGTAACCGTAAGGACCATAAATGGGGTTACCATCAAATGCCCATCCAAGAATAGGTGAGTGTTGCCATCCTGTAGATAATTCTTGTAATAATTGGGTTGCTTGGTTTTTAAATACGTTATCACCAAGAACATACCTTAATTGCTTAGGATCTGATACGTGTGCATATTCACCACCATACTGAGTGTTATATCCAGCAAATACGTATCCACGAGCAGTATCAAAAGATTGACCTAACTCATCCTGTAGGTTTTTTGTCCACTCGAACACGTTTGCAGTGAATGTCGCCATTTCACCGACTGCTTCTAATCTAACAGTTGTGAGTCCAGTAGTGTAACCAATACCTCTATTGACCACAGTAACACCAATGACCTTACCTCTATCCTCACCAACACTACCAATAGTTGCTTTTGCGACAGCACCATAACCGTCACCATTGATCACAATCTCAGGTGCAGTGGTATATCCTTTACCAGCAGCAATAATAGCGATTGAAACGATACGACCATTGATTATGATAGGTTGTGCAACAGCACCTTCACCAGAATTCAATTTGATCGCAGGTGATGTAGTGTAGGAAGAACCTGCGCTAGTTACACTTACAGACTTAATTGGACCTCTAACAGCAGCAGTTGCGGTAGCACCGTTACCATTTCCACCTGATATTGATACATCAGGTTGTGAAGTGTATCCTTGACCTGGGTTTTCAACTAGAATCTTACTTACTACACCGTTAGTAATAACAGCGGTAGCAGTAGCACCGAATCCGTTACCACCCACAATAGAAACAAGAGGACTGCTAGTGTAACCAGTACCCCCTGCGCTGACATCAATTTCACTTAATTGTCCGTCTACAACAACACTTGCAGCAGCACCAGTTCCACCACCACCTGTAATCTCAATGATAGGGGGATTTGCAGCATCATATCCTTTACCAACATTAGTGATGTTTAAACCAGTTACACCACCATACTTAATTTTGCTTTCTGATCTATAAGACCACGCAGATACACCATTAACCCACGCACCAATAGGTCCAAACGTAGTATCTTCACGTTTGGATACCGTGTTAATTACTCTAGGAATACGAATTAACTTACGCTGGTTGCCTGGAAGTAGTGCAGATCCAACAAAAGGACCAACTTCATAGTTAGGAATACCAGAAGATGCTATGTAAGCATAGTCATCATTAAAGAACGTATTCTGTACGTTTGTAGTAAAATCTCTAATAGCAATGCTAATTCCTTCTTCTGTAGACTTACCTTTGTTCAAATCAACAGATAATAGGATATTACCAGCAGGAGGAGCGTCGGCAGGAGCAGGAATACTGTATTCAAAGATTAGATTGCTAATACGTGAGGTAACTAAGAAGGTACCATTGAACACAGTTGGGTTTGCACCGTAGATAGTAACGGTGTCTCCAACCAAAAGACCGTGATTATTAGAGCAAGTTACAGTTGCTGTCTGATTATTAAGACCACCAGGTACAATACCACTGATCTGAATCAGTTTCTTAACGTTATACAACCAAGATGTGATACGTTGATCTATAGAAGTAGAACCAAGAGATGCAACGTTTAATTTGTCACCAGGTAAGTAATATGATCCTGTGTTGGTCAGTACAGTGGATTTTGCGTCTGCAATACCCAAAACACGCATTTTGATCTCATTTTCGAGACCTCTATTGACATATACAAAGATTTCTGAGTAAATTGTTGTACCAGAATCCCAATCCTCTACAATACCGTTCTTAGAACGTGTACATTCGATGAACTGGTTAAGAGTTTTCTCCTTGTATTGAACCTGCTCATTATCATTAATGAGGATTGTACCGTTTCTTTCAGGCCAACCAATCGTAGAGTCAACAGTAATAATCGAATCGGTAGTGCTAAGTTGCTCTACCAGAGTAGTTTTGTAAGGTATAGTGAACTTACCTTGTAAAGTTTCTTCAGATATTGCAAGTTCATATACAGTACCTACACCAGTATTGATCGCAATAACGTTCTCAATTAGTGCAGATGCACCTTTAACATTAATATCTACGTCATCTATGTACTGAATTAACTGTGCATCTAATAGATCACCTGCATTTCCTTCCAAAAGTTCTGCACGTAAGACTGTATCTACGTTCCAAGATGCAGCAGAAGGTTTGATAACCTCATCTTTTGGATAAGATACATCAACATTCTCCGAGAACAGCATCTTGAATAGGTACTGTGTGGAGATCTTCGTACCTTTAGATGCGTAGAAATCACTAATAGTTTTGATAATTTGCGGAGCATTTACCTTTTCATAGTCAATTTCCGCATTAGGAAGGTACTGGTTTACGTATCTTCTGTATAATTCCTTAGCAAAGAGTGTATCTAGGTTAGAAATAGTAGATCCAACCGCGTGAGAAGACTGAACAGTTTCTGCTTCTTTCTCATATACTTGATTACCTTTTTGGTCAAAACTGGTTACACCAGAAACACCACGCTTACAATTAACAAACGCAGATGGTTCATATAGTTCTCCAGCATTATGAATGGTAAATCCAGTTACTTCTCCAAATCCAACGTCACAAGATGCTTCTGGAGCAGGAGGAGCAGCAATAAAGACTTTAGGTGGTTCTGTATCTGAATATCCAGATCCAAAACTGGTTATATTGATATCAGTGATCTCACCATTGAAAATGGTTGCAACAGCAGTAGAACCAGTTCCACCTATAGGTTGATCAGCAATATCCTTCCTATTATCAACAATGTACACAGATGGAGCATCAGTATAACCTGCACCACCAGTTAATAGTTCAATATTAGTAACTCTACCACCAGTTACACTTACATCAAGTATTTGAGCACCTACAGGGTCAATAATCTTTGCTCTAGGTATTGTTTCATATCCTTGTCCACCAGATACAACAGTAATACCATTAACACGTCCATATTCATCAATAGTAGCAACTACGTTTGCTTTAATAGCATTATCACCAGTTGGTAGATCCAAATAAACCAAAGGAGGAGTTGTATATCCAGAACCCTTCTCTACAACTGTAATTGATCCATCTGCTATAGAATCACCATTCAAAGTAGGATTAGTGACGGTTGCACCACCAGGATTAACAAATGAGATAGATGGGATCTTATCGTAACCACTTCCAGAACTGTCTACAATGAGTTGTGAGACCCCTTCGATGGAATCATCAACAACTGCACGGATTTGAGCAGTTTTACCTTCAGGGTCAGCAGGAGGGTCAACTACAACGATTGGAGGGTTAGCAGATGTATAACCTTGTCCTGCAAACAGTAATCTATCGTCTTTAATGCCATTTACCAATGCTTCAGCAGTAGCATTTCGACCTGGACCTTTAGTAGACGCAATACTGATCTTTGGAGCAAAACTTAAACGATATCCAGTACCACCAGTCTTAACAATAACCTTATCAACCTTTCCTTGTTCAATATCTGCAATAGCACTAGCACCACTACCAAATTCAGGTGCAATCATCTCAATCGATCTGATTTGGATGACTGAATTCTGTCCAATTTCATTCTTAAAGATTAATCTGTCTTGAAATACAGTGAAATCTTCATATGGACGCTTCTCTACTCTATCGACTACAACGATACTCGATACAGTGGATAAAGGAGTATAGGAAACTCCATTATTAGTTAAGTTAAACTCTTTGGCATCAACTGCAACTGTAATAGGGTCTATATTACGGACAGGGATGCTTGTGTAACCAATAAGGTATCGAACAGTGTTAATAGCACCTGTAAGACCACCTGTAGGGGCAGCAGGAGGGTTCTGAAGCCTTATTTTGTCTCCCTCGATGAAATAATCAACATCTGGATATAAAAACTCGTTATTAACAACAACTAACAGATGATTAGCAGATTGAGGTGAAACTGGCTTACCTAAAAGTCTCAGATCAAATAAAACCTTACTACCATCAAACTGCGTAGCAATTGGTTCAAATTCTTGGATTTTACGATCAAATTCAGCCTTATTAACACCTGGAGTGAATACTATATCTGGTGAATGAGTAACCTTCTCATAATAGATTACTTCACTATCAATTTTTATTGTTCCGTCTTTTTCTAAGAAATAATTAACGTTCTCAGAGATGATTTTGTTCTGAGTAGGGTCAACTTTCTCCAGCACAGCAGAAGCTGAAGATAAGAAGTTAGGATCAAACTCACCAGAACCTACATCTGTATAATTCAAGATATTATTCAGGATGTCATAAGGACGACCTGATTTTTCTTGAGATCTGTAGTATTCGGTAAGAAGATTAACAAATTGTTCGTTATCTTCTCTAATGAATGCAGGTATCTGGTCCTGCACCCTGTTAGATACGGTAATAGCCTTCATCTGCTGTTTATTTTGCTATTTTTGGATGATTAGAAGCAAGAGTTGAACTCTGGCATCTCAAACACGGTGGTTGGATAATCAATGATATTTATTGAGCTTCCATCGAAGTTAATAGCGTTAAAGTCGAACGGATCGAAGGTTGGAACGTTAGTTCCATCAATTGTGTAGTCGATGGTTTGTACAGTTGGGTTAAAGATCGTAGGATCTAGACCTGTACCTATGTTGACATTACCAGACGCAGGTATGATGGTAACTGGCACTCTGGCAGTTCCATCTGGGGTACTTGCGATATCTACTGGTCCAACACAGACCTGTCCACTCTTATAATCAACGGTTCCTACATTCTTCTTAAGAACAACCTCAGTTTCATCAACCTTAGTTATCATTATGAGTGTTCCGTAACCGTCATCACGAATATTTACTGGAAGTAACGCAGTAGTATCATCAGTGAGTAGACTTGCTGATGAAATCTGATTAGCATTAACTCCACCTTGAATATTCAGAAGACCTTCTGTATATCCAGTTGCATAAAATGTTCCAGTTTTTACTGTAGAGTATTTTGGTACGCAAGTTCCTTCGGTAGCCGCACTAGATCCTTTATTTCCACCTGAAAGATCATTGGGGTTAGCGATTTCGTTGTTAAAATCAATACACTTAGTAAATGTCTGACCAAAATTGAAGTTCTCGACGTTCATACCCAAAGACATATGGGTAATATTGCCACTGATCGAAGGATCAGAGGAATCGATCATCGACTGATAAGCACTGAGGTCAATGCGACCATTGAATCTAGTAGATTCCGCTTGAGAATTGTATTGATCGACAGCTCCCAGAACTTTAGACGCAACTTCATTATTTGATAATGTAGTCTTATTACCGTCGAAGAACGCCCAAGTTTTTGGTCTAATGTATAGGGTAATGGGATCGACGATGACAGGTTCAATCGCCGCAATCGAATATTTAAGAAGATCAGTCTTGATTCTCTTCTTGGTCGTTGTGTTAAGTAGGGCACCTGATTTCGTACGAATGGATATGTAGACTTTTCCGTAAACTGGTGGTGCTAAACGCTCTCCACCATATGCAGTAACGGATTTTGCCTGTGGATATACCTTTTTAGTGATAAATTCATAGTCAGACTCAGTTACTGCTCTGTTCTGACTGTTAAACGCCCTAGGAGCGTTGAATTTGATACTTAGGGTAGATTCTACATCTTCACCATCCTGAGCACCGTCTACCGTTGCTAAGGAGATCTGAGAAGATGGGACATAACGTTGTTCAGAGTCTATCACACGACCGATAAAGCTGAAGGACTTACATCCATTAGCAGCAGTACCTTCAGTACGTACATACTTTAATTTAATTACTTCACCAGCAATTAACTGACGACAAATGACACCATCACCAAATACTACGTGATAACGTTGATCGTCTGTCTCCTCAAGGAAATATCCACGAGTAGTACCATCAACATCAACAATATTTTTAACTAAGTTGTATGTGTCAATCTCTTCAGACTGTGCATTGGGTGAAATTGAGACTGTTAGAAGGTCTGTATCTACCTGATCAGCAGGAATTTCATAAGATCTCTTCTTAACATCATCTACAACGTATTCATACTCTAAAGTGTTACCTTGATTGATAACTACCTTACTAAAGGTTGCAACTCCAGTAGATTGATCAACAACTGCGCTCAAAGAAGTTGGTAAAGTGAATGTATAACCAGATCCACTCACAGCAGATACAAAAACATCACCAGCAACCATAGTTACTGTTGCAGGATATGTTGTACCTGAACCAATAGTCTCCGTTTGTACAGCAAACTGCACACAAGCCTTTGGTGCTTTAATTGATCTCGGTGTATAATTTAACTGCTTTGCTATCTTAACTACGTTATCTCTGATTGTCGCAGACTCAAGAAATGCCTCATTCATTGCCATATTAGCATTGAAAGAAGCGTAATAAGTGTTATATGATAAAACATCTAGCAAATAAGACGCAGCAGATCCGTCAAAATCGTAATCTGTGAACTCATCTCGTGTTCGCAGGTAAGATCTGATAGATTCCCGTATCTCAGAGAAGTCTAATGATGTTAAATTGGATGGTATTGCTGCCATTATGTTCTCTCCAGCAAGAAGTCTACGGTTTGAGTTAATGTTTCACCGATGATGGTGTAATCTAATTCAACTTCTAGGTTATTAGTGTCATCTGCACGTAATCTAACCTCATTTACCACCACACGCGGTTCAAATCGTTGACACACGTTCATTATTTCCTCTTTGAGTTCTTCTGCCATAAAGATGTCAAAAGGTTCAAAAAGCATCTGACGTAATCTGGATCCCTTTGTAGGTTGAAAAGGTCTCTCACCAAACCCAGTAAGAACTAGGTTTCTGATTGATTGTTTGATAGCGTTCTCGTTTTTAACCATAGAAAAATCCTCAGTATTGGGGTTGGATTTCATCCCTATACTGAGGTCACGGAAAGCTCGTGATAGATTTCTATCTGCTTTAAAGCGATAAGCCATTAGGTTTCAGACTCTTCCTTGTTGCGGCTACGTTCTAGGTATTTATCGGAACGAGGATCCGTTATTAGATACATACCTGATTCGTGGAAGCTGTCTGCTATATCGACAGGTCTCCTGACAGGACCTTTAGTCCATTCTGGGGGTTGTTCTTCCATTTTTCTACCGCACTAGGTATTATTTAGCCTCCTTGTCCCCTGGATGGTTTTTTTCGCTTATTTCTAGAAGTTGCTGCATACTTTGTATGCTTTCCACTTCCCTGACGTGTCTTCTTCGGAGTTGCTTCCACATACTCCGAGGCACCCCAAGCACCTTGTTTGGTCTTTACAGCCATAACGGCAGCTATTCGAACTTCTCTATGATGCTAACACATTTGGACTGCCAAAAGCAACCACAGATGAACAAGGCCAACTTTTTCCTGGTTTTCCTATGCCCAATGGATCCATAATGCGTCCAATAGGTATTTTGAATGCTAAAACTTGCTTAGTAGTTGATTCTAAAACACGAGTATGACCTAAACCCTTCATATCTTCAGTTGTTAGTACACTACAGTTGAAAGGAGTCGGTATAATACACATCGCTTTACCACAAGGACACGAAAAATTCACAATATTAGTTGTAATTGATCTATGAGGTGTAAATACGTCCCCAAAGATCATAATAGGTAATCCATTAACTAAAACTGTTGCTCTCATAGGGTTAAGAGCAGTTAAAGGTGTAAGTGGGTTTGGAGGCCACATACAAGTCTTTTCCTTAACAACAACAGGAAGTTCAATAGGTGGTGTACTACAAGCCTGGTTACTATGAATAGTCGCAGGAATAGGTACACCGTGTCCAGAACACGGCAATCCGTTATGATGTGCTACTGGTCTTAAAAGTCCTAATGCCATTATTGATCCTGATTAGTTAAATCACATTCATCGAAATATGGGTTACCCCATCGTTTAATCGATTGATCTAATAAGTGTGTTGCCCCAGGCAAGTAGTTTGCCCAATGCATTTTTCCGTTAAACGGTCCCAATTCTATGTATGGGTTGTCTTCTGATGTTTTACCTGTGTCAAATGCCACTGTAGAGTGTACAACGTTCTGTAGAGCAGAACAATTACCATATTCATTCAGGTTTCCACTCTGTACCCAAGTAGAAGGATTGGAGAAAGGTTGTCCAGTACAGATATCATCTGATGCTAAACCATTACCATTCTCATCATAACCACTGTATACGTTCAACACACCGTCAGCAATGAAGTTATGCCAGCAAGGATTAGGGAATTTGTTATTAGTACAGCTAGCCAACTGGATAGTATTGTACGTGTGCGTATATGTTTGACCATTCATTGTGTCATATATGCTTATAGACCCACTTCCATACGATGTATAATTGTTCGGTCCAACCCAAGTTGCTAATTTCTCCAGCTCAGACCCGTAAAAATCGAACGTAGTTTCATCACCAGCAGTAGGAACGAACGTATAGTTACCGCCACCTGACGAGAAACAACGTCCTTTGACGCTACTACCACGTACACAAGTGTGAGATTTGTTGTTTGGACCAGCTGGACGAGGCTTTGTGTAAGAAGGTTTAGGTAAAGACTCCAACCAATCAAGGAATTGTTGGTTAACAGTTTCACCTTTAAGGGAAACATCCCCTTCACACCACATTGAAACACGAACTTGAGCAAATTCTTCCTTACTTCCACAGTATTTGTATGGCAAATACCCATATGTCGTCTCTTCCCCGTACTGATTATACGCAACAGTAGGACAAGGTATGTCAAAAAAGCGTCTAACCTGATAAAGATTAGCCTGAAATGTCTCTAAACACTCTCCACCGAACATTCCAGGCATTCCAGATGCCATTTTACCCTCAACATACTGTGCATCTTGCACAGATTGAGATACAGCACCCGAAATCATCGCATCATTTTGTCCCCAAGTGGGTTCTGCGTTCAAAATTTCACTCTGATAATCATCAGGATCCAAATATGTGCTTAAATTTGTCCAATCTGTACCTACAGATGGATCTAAACACCTAACAGGGATGTTATCACAGAATCTTGTCTTCTCTTTATCATCAAAATCCTTTGTTTTCAAGTACCCATCAACGTATTCTGATCGAATTGGTTGATTGAAATTCTTAAATGACTCTTTAGCATACCCTAAACCTTCACCCCAAGCACTTCTAGCATCCTCAGATGGTATAGTTTCATCCTCATCTTCAGAATTAAGTGATCTTTCTAGTCCTCCAGAGATATCATCAGCACCTTCTCCAACATAAGTATCAGTTCTACTCTTTCTATCAATCTCAACAACACTAATAGTAACTTCTTCTCCAGCCTGGTACCCTGCTCCAGGGTCAACTATAGTGACTGCTTTGACACATCCTAGTGAATCTAGCACAATTGATGCTTCTGCTTGCCTCAAAGACCCAGAATAACCCGCTTCTGTGATGTATTGTTGAGTCTGAACGTTAGCAGCGGCTTTCTCAGCATCATAACTTGCTGCTTTAAAGTCATCTTTCCTTTGATATTGTACCTGAACATTACCACTTACGTTATCTTCGAACGTTTCTGGTATATTTGAGGCAGTATCAGAGTATCCTTCCTGTCTTAATAGGTCAGGAATAGAGATAACACAGGTTGGTTTAACATAATCTCTACCTGCATTGATAATTTCAATAGATCCTATACCACCAGCATCATTAATTGTTGCTTCTAATATTGCTTCATCAAAGTTTCTCTTCGGTATAAGTGCTCTATTATCAATTTCTGCCTTATAATATGCCAATTTCTTAGGAAATTCATATACTCCAAAGAATGCTGCCTTATCTCTTATCCCAAAACCAGCTAAAATTTCAGCAGTTCCGTTGTTTGCAGAGTTAAAAGTCTGCTGATATGAGAAAGAACTACCTTGTACACCAGCAATAGTCTGTAAATTCATATAACCACAACGTAACTCATCACCAAAGTAACGTACGTTCTGTATTAACCATCCATTGATCTGTTCACCTATCGCAAAAAAGCCAGTAACACTCGTATAACGGAAGAAAACCATATGATCATCTGTTCCAACAGTCCAAAATGACTCCTGAAGACCTACAGTGTTGGGTGCATCGACTGCAATATGTGTTTTTTGGGTCTTCCAAGCATCTTCACGCATCTCATAATAATATGAGTGATATGTTGTATGTGGGTCGTGTGGACAGTCAGCAGTGCTAGGATTGCAAGGTGCGTCCGTAGTGATCAAATTAACCCCATATATCGGTCCTGAGAAGGGAAATGACGTATCATACAAATAATACACGAATTGACCCTCAAAAGCGTCGTGAAAACCCAAAAATCGGGGTAAACACGCCTTTACAGCACCATTTTTGCCATAATACCACTCAAAATTAGCTTTATCGTCTAATAAATCGACATTATCGGGGTTTCCCCACCCCATAGTGCTCGGTGGAGGACTCTGTTCGTTATATTCCTCCTCTCCATACCCACCAGCCTCATCCCAATCGTACCAAGATGACCTAGAAACCTCTCCAGTGTTGATCGGTTTACCTGCTTCAACGATCTGCTTCTTAATTCTAGGTGCAGTTGCTGAGAACACATATCCTAGGATGCCTTGATACTTGTATGCCTGGTCTAGTGGTTTGGCGCAATCAGGTACACCAGCAATGCCAGTTTCTAAATTGACCTCTGTAGCAGGGGTGGTAGTATAGAAATCATCGTTGTTTGTGAGTTCCTTATAATGGTATAAAGGTATCGCAGACTCAGCAGGATGAGTTACACCTGCTGCTGTTGCAGCGGCTGCCGTGGTCCAGATATATCCTAAACTACAAATTGCATTTCCTTGATCCTGATTGATTGCAGTAGTAAGTAAAGCATTACAATCACTACCACTACCGTCTTTAAAACATATTTCTGTATTACCATTCTGAAGATTGAATCCAGCTGCATTACCATTAGTAATAGTGCAGTTGTATGTGTTACCAGCAGTAACAGTAGCAGATTGCTGAGGAGACTGTCCTGCTTGTCCAGTCTGAGTAAATGATATACCCAGAGTGGGAATAGCATATGTTCCTAATGCAGTACCAGCAGTATTAGGATTATCGTTCCAACTAAAGTTAAAAACTATAGTAGCACTACCTGATCCTGTACAAACTAGATTACCACTACCATCAAACTGTATCGATACGGTACTTGCACCACTGGTAGTAGAGAGATAACTGTTAAAGTTTGCAGCATCATATAATAAGAATATCTCTGTATTACCTGCAAGATTTTTCTCTGATGTATAAAAGACTTCCTTCCTATTTCTTGGTTCCGCATTATACCTTTTAGGATTTAAAGGCATACTATCAGGAAGATCATTTAAGTAATGATAAGTATGATCTACTCTTCTAGCAGAATACCATCTGTATATTGCTCTTCTCTCTGCATTACAATTAGCCACACAAGTCTCTGACTGTGTTCCAATGTAATAGACCTCATCCTTTCCAAACTCGAAAGAACCAGGTCCACTACCTTCTACAGTTATTTGATATCCACCAGGACCAAATTGGGCAAAGTCTGGATGATCGTCAGTTGTATATGAGCGTGAGTATTCATAAGAATCTACTGGATTCTCATAACTCCTTCCCGTCTCTATCAGATATGCTGGCATTTAGGTACGCTACCTCCAGCTTATTTAGTCTCTTATAAAGATCGTCAAATACCTGTTTGAGGTTAGAATAGTCCTCAGTACCTGGGATCTTGTACATAATCATCTCAGCACCACGCTTTAAAAACTGTTCGTGTGACTGAGACTTCTGTGCTAAAGTTTTAATAGAATCAGCAATCCTTTCAAATCGCCACTCCAACTCTTGCTCGTATGATTCAAATTCAGGGATGTCCATATTAAGATAGAAGGGGCATATCAGAGAAATCTTTTTTGATTTTGGGTTTGGATAAACGTGCTTGTTCTTCTTCCATCCACTTATCCGCTTTACCGTCCCAGTAGTTTGGGTTATACTTTCTTTTATTACGTTTCAGTATTCTTCCACTAGCGTGTAGACACTTAGATATTGTACTTGCAGCACAACCAGTTACTTCGTGTATTTCTTCCCACTTAGCACCGTTGTCATACATCTCATATATTTTATCACGTTTCCACTCTTCCATTCTTGGTCTACCTGGAAATCTTCCTTCTTCTATTCCCTTTGCTTGACCATCTTTTACTAACTGACTGAAATTCTGCTTCTTCATTGTATGTCTTATACCGTGTATCATATTGTGATGCTTAGTACATACTGTTATAAGGTTGTACTCACTTTCAATAAATTCATCTGAAACCCCACAAGCTCTTGCTTCTTCTGATCCTCTAGGTACTACGTGGTGGTGATGTAGATCATCTTCTCTACCACAGAACACACATATGTTTAGTTTCATTTTAGTTAAAAGTAATTAAGATTCAGTACTATACGTCTTTCATCAGTCGAAGTAGAACCGCAGTGTAGAACGTTCTCTTGGAAGGTTACTAATCTGTTTGCGACAGACTCTACTTTAAGCCCTTCTTCGAATAAAGAAAATCCGTTATTATCATTTATATAGTAGATTGATGTCTTTGATTCCCCTTTACCATCATCGTTTATATCATTATGTAACTCAAACGTCCGTATCTCATCCGCAACAGGGGTTAGGTTCGCCTTTACTCGTATAAGGGCACGTGGGTTGATCTTATTAATTAAACCTAGCACAAGGTCATACTCAGGGGTTAGAGGAGTCCCATTTGAGTACATTAGATTGAATAGATGCCAGTTATGTTTTTCCTTCGCTATTAAGTCAGGTTCGAACATCTGGGCAATATGATTAGTCTTTCGACCAAAGTACCACGGGAACACATCTGACGAGAATTGTTCCTGTAGCAGAAGGTATTCTTCTGTTGGTAAAAAGTTGTCAATGATTTCCATAGTAATACGCGAAGCGTCGCGGGGGTAGTACTTTCAGGGTTTACTACTCTAAGAAGTCATCCCCTGCTTTTAATTTCTCTCTTATACTTCTCCAAGTTGCCTGTACCTTCAACAGGGGTTTGCCCCCACAGACCTCGGCTTTGTATAACAAACACCATTTGCCTGAGTTGCATATTAGTTGACGTTCCTCCTTCGTGAACGTAGCAGTCCATTCAGTCTGCCGTTCCGACTGAGGTTTGTCCATAATGTTGAGTGTGGTTAAGTTTTCGTAGGATTTCGTCGCACATAGCGTATTGTGCGTGCTTAAAAGGACCAACGTGATTCATTTGGTAATACCTAACAGCATCATAGCACAGTTTTTCCTCTGTGCTAGTCATTTTAGTCATTTCTTGACTTCTCCAAGAGTACGGTTTCATTGTCTACACTATATTCTACCTCATCGCCGACCATTAAGTCTGCTTCAGATAATACTGAGTCTGGTAGAATAACGTATAGATCACCCGTATGATCATCCTCTCGGATAATTGTAGTGAATCTATGCATTTTTTCTTATAACATACAGTGTCTTTGGTATATATTGTTCTACAGATTCTATTCTTGACACATCGAAAGCTTTATGATGTAACAAATACCCTTCCCCAAGATATACAGCGCAGTGATTCAAACGTTTATCTAATTTCATCACCAAAATATCAAATTTATTCAGATCGTCTAGGTCAAACACTTCCCCCATCTCTGATGTTTTCAGCACAGACCAGTCTTCTGCTTCCCACAGATCCTTGAGGAACTCTCTGGCAGTGAAACTGTAGTCTTCTTTGCAGACGTGGTATCCGATATCCTTCCCCATATCATAAAGAAGGGTGAAGCAACCTCCACCCTTCGTACGGGACCACTCTCTGCCAAGCCATTGGGAGTATTCTCCTTCCAATCTCTGACGAACCTTTTTGGTCATTTTTTTCTCAGCGAATTTTTTCTATATCTAGGTACCATTTTATGCGATTTCGATAATATATGCCGTCCTATACTGTTGTAGGTTAACAACGAAGGACTTTTTTATATAAGTCGATATCATTTAGTGGGTGCAATCGTGATTACATTTGTGTTACTTAGTGGGCACACAGTTGTTGTTACTTATCCTCTGCAATTCCTACCTCATAACATAACCCTTCGGCGATGCAATAGTCGCAGAATTGTTGATACTGAAGGAGTTCATTGTGTAGGTCACAATCTATTAAGAACTGTGCCATCTCTATTTGTTCATCAGGGGGCAAATTACCCTCATCAAATAGATCACAATAGATTGCAATCTTACTGGGAATGTGTGTAGTCAAGGTCCAAATCTCCAAAGGAAGTGTCATCAATCTCAACGTAATCCTTAGACTCGTTATCATCTTCATCTAAGAGATTGTCGATCCAATCTTTACTATTAAACGGTTTAATCTCAGGGTCCATTTGTGTTACCTTGGTGAGTACGATTAGCGTTTGATTGTTGATACTCAGAGTACTCATAATGCTCGGAGTTGTTGTTAGAAACTCGACCCTTATTACGGTTCGATTTGTTTCTCTTTTCTCTTAAAGATTTTGGTCTATTTGAACTATACGTATCGTTACGTTTGTAAGTCCTTCCCATTGGTAATAGTACCGCTATGTGTTAGTTAGTGTTTACCCCTTAATTATAAACGAATCTGTGGAAAACGTCAAGGGGTTTGTAACAGTTTCTGTAGTGTCTCCTAAGTGTTGACAACTGTTCTGTTCTTATATAGTCTATTAAGGTCGCTATTCCTCCGTGGGTTTATAACACTTATGACTCTAAAGATAGAACGCTTAAGTATGTTTAATTAACCATTTATTTATCCACAGAAAATATACTTAACTGTGGAATAATTGTGGAAAACTATCACTAACTCATACCCATTTTAGGTTATTACTTTGGTCATTCAATTTGTCTTTGTCAATGTGAATAACGTTCTGCGAATCTGTTCCGCCTGGATGATAAGCAAGGGCACACAATCGTGCACAACGTCTAACAACTGTTTTACCATTTTGTCGCAAAGTAACACGTCTATATCCATTTTCATTTAAATGTATCTTTAATTTCTTCCATTTACCCCACTTAGTTGAATATATCTGTCCTTCGTTAGATACAAAATAGTCCTCGTAATTAGGGATAGGTTTGTATAAAATACCTGCATCATCTTGATAGGTATTATCATTAATCTTTTTGAATGGGTTCATAATACTTAAGGGGGGTCAAAGTGCAACGTTAAATGTTATCGTAATTCTATTACCTTTGGTGTTTGGTTCATACCCACGAGTCAAATTAGCAGGATATAAACATATCTCACCTTCTGTAATTGGTACGATTCCATCTAACATATTGAAGGGTGTAATCTGTGTTTGATTGTATTGAATAACGGGGTAATGAGTTGATGATACATCCCTTTTAAATTTCAGGGGAGAATGTTCATTAGCGTTCCAATTTACAAAATAAGTTCCACTATAGAGGCAATTACTTTGCTCGTGTGGTGCATACAAACTCCCTTCATTTCCTAGTTCTAAATGTGAATCAATTAGATTAGGATTGTCACCCAATTCATAACATAGTGCTTTACTATTGATGTCTACAATGCCCTGTAATATGTCTGATTTAAGTGATACGAACTGTTCAAGGTTAAGTACATTTAAGGCACCTAATTGCAGCACGCCACTATTAATATCTTTTCGGGGTGATTGTTTAACATCATCAGGAGATAAGGCGGCAATATAGTCAAGAATTGTTTGCTTATGTTGTTTATGATTAGTAAGCGAATGTACGCCCACAGGTGTCATAAACATACCATACACGTTTGTGTTAGCAACTGACTCTAAATTGTCGGATAAAATGTTATCTTCAGGCATAACGAGTTAGTAATAAAAAAGAGGGGTTATTTACTCCCCTCATTATATAGCAAGGATTGATACCTTGTCAAGTTGTTTTCTTCCTAGGTTGCCAATTTGTTAGAAAGTAATACTTAATAACTGGAGTAGGATTGCAGAGTTGTTTGTAAACTTCTTGTGACATTTTGTAAGTTTTGGATGACATTTTAGGATGGATGATTCAGTCAATGATGATGTTAGTTACGATTTCAAATACTTCAGGTGGTTGTAATCGTCTCCTTGATAATGCTTCAAGGAAAATGTTAGTAACTGTTTGCAATTCATCATTTGTTAGTGAATCGTAGATGTCGATAGTTTGTGACATTTGGTTGATAATTAGGGTGAACGATTAGTGGTTTAATTCTATACCTGAATAGAATGGTAATTGTCCGCCTATTTGTAAACCAACGAACCAATTAAAATCTCTTTGAAATACTCTAGATCCATAATGGAACTCATCTAATAGAGCATTAAGGCGTGATTTTGTGGTCACTGATTGCCATCCGCCGTCAAATAGTCTTACAAATCTATCACTTATCTTAGCAATAAAATTGCCGTGAAGATAAACAAGAGCGTCATTTTGGTCATCAATAACAACACTTGTGTTCCCAGATGTCCAGTTACGGCGTGCTCTGATTGCAGAGTTCATTTGGGATTCAATCTTTCTCATAAGTCCTTTATTTGTTTGACTCTTATATAATAACAGAAAATGCCCCTCGTGGGGGCATTGGTGGACACTTTGGAGAGTGTCATACTAATTGTTGATACTTAGTGGTGTTAGTTGTAGTCTTGAAAGAGTTCATCTAACAACTCAAGTATCTCATTGCCGTTAACACATTCCTCGAACAGATTGACGAGGTAGTTGTTGTTTTCAAGAATGGATTCTGCCATTTGATTGATAATTAAGTGGGACAATGTAAGCAGTTTAAAGTCTTACTTAAGGACTGTAATTAGTCTTCTAATTGAGTTAAATCATTTAGAAAACACCATACATAATCACCATCTTCAGGGTCAATTCCATCCACAATAAACTCATCATAGAGGCATTCTGCGTCTTTTGGGTTACCAAAATCTACGTGAACTTTCATCTTGTCATAATAATTATTGGCAAGAAGATTGATAGATTCTTCTCTATCAGGTGAGAGAGTTTCAGGATTTGACATTAACTTTGACTCCGAATTGTTTGATGAGTTTGTTAGAAATAGTGTAACCAAGTCTGGGATCTTTCTTAACATTTTTGCTGAAGAATTGTCTCTTCAGGTTAGGAATTAAGATTGCAAGTACATCAGTTGATGACATTTTGTAGACCTCAACTACCTTGCCTAAGTGATAACGAGCAAAGAAGTGATCTTTATACTTACCGATCTTATCTTCCTTCAAATATGTTAATTGGTCTTCCCACGAGTTCTGAACACTAATTCCATTGTATGTTGCGGTTAGTTTCTTACCAATAGTGCTCTTATATTCGACAGGATTGTTATCACTGTCATAAGCATCTGCACCTGATAAAGTATCACTAACTCGGTGCCCAAGTATCCCTGCTAAATGTATCTCTCTGCTGCGTGCATAACTGAAAGGATCACCCCAGTTATTTGCCTCACAAAGTGAATACATTTGTTCAAACAGTTGTTGATACTTTTCTTCAGGTTTCATTTCTGGAGTGATGATAAGCATCTGTGACTGTGTTGTGGTCATTGTTAATATACACCAGATTTAAGGTCAGTGGGGGAATTGTGGACACTTTCAGTAGTGGCACAATAAGACTTGTCAATCTCACACCATTGTTGTAACTTACGTTCTTGTAATTCATATTGAGTTTGTATTACATTGTGTCCAAGATTGACACCAATTAATACAACAATGGAGACTAATATCAATCTCATTGTTTATACAACCTCCTCAATTAGATTGATTTCCCAGTCACTAACCTCTTCATTAATTACCTCATACTTGTTAACATCTTCGTTGACAAGTTCACGTGCTTGATCTTCATTTTCTGCTTCAACTTCTACTATGAAAGTTGTTACTTCCATACATTCAACTTGATAAGTTTTCATTTAAGCGACCTCCTTGAATGATAGTGAACCAGCGTAATTTAATTTGTTATGTATTTCAGACTTGTAAATGTTGAGTAGGTAACTAACATCAACATCAGTGTAATCATCCCAGTCTGATACATAATCAGCATTGTCAAAATCACCTGTATTATCTACAAATGATGGGCAACTTCTGAGTTCATATTCATCATCAACCCAAAAGTGTCTGCCTAGTTTGTTACTTAGAAACATAGTGTTTAATACTCCTCCGCTGCAAAGAATGCGAGTTGTTTATCAACTTCTAACCTGTAACTTAGGACCTTAGCATTAATATAAGACTCATCAGTTTCGTCTAGTAAGTGATGATTAGAATTCAAATAGCATTGAATTTCTTCACATAAATGAAGAGGATTTACCCCTTCATCATCACAAACAATTCGACAGGAAAAGTTTACAATCATTAGGATAAATCCTCAAAGCGTTGATAACAGATTTTCTCTCTCGCTTCTGGAGAGAGTGTTGGATACTCCTCACAGACCTCTTCCCAGAGTGTCTCAAGGATCATTTCATTTCGAAGGCAACTCATTTAAGCGACCTCCTTTGCTTCGATCACTGCATCCCATAGTGCATCAAACTCGCTTGAATCATCACAGTGCTCTTGAAGGTCAAGGTCTGCGATTGAAGAGAAGAGATCCACTAGGAGTGAATGCTGTTGATCGGAAAGTGTGATTGTTTTGTTCATACTGTTATTATAGTCGATTTGGGTCAGGTTTCAATAAAAAATGGACAGTTTGCTCACTGTCCATTGGTGTATGATCCCATCACGCAAGCACCATATCTTACCTCAGCATATCCATACTCTTCAGATAGGTCTAGGCATAAACCCCAACACTCATCAAGTGTTACAAATGATGAATTTTCATAGGGTGCGGATGGACAGTGGACAGAATATCTCATAATTTTAAATTCGTTTGTATAATACCATTATACACAAAAAAACCGCCCCGAAGGGCGGTTGTGTGACACTTCCTCAAGTGGTTTGATTGAATGCTCGGTCGTATGATTTCTTGGAATACTCGTAGGCAGTCTTGGAGTGTGTGACAATCCATTTACCGACTACTTGGAGATCTTTCCAGAGTTCCTGAACCTCATACTGGTGAATGCTCCATCTTGCCTTTGCATCAGCAATATATTGTTCACGTGAGATCAAATCAACTTTTGGTTGTGCCACTTTCACATCCTCCACAGGTGCTTTTGGTGAGTATTTAGCAACTGTAGCGGTCGCTTTTGGTTTACGAGTGCGAGTCTTACGAGGTGTAGAAGTCGCTGCTGGCATAGTGTGACAGTTAGTAAAGTGAATAAGTGTGGAAGCGTTGGGTCAGTGTCCCTTGCGGGTATTGCCTCAATTCCTTCCACTCTTATAATATACACGAGATTTCAACCAAATGGGGAAAATGTGTGCACTTTGTCAACTGTCACAGTAATTCATTACACCTAAGCGTTTATGCACTAAGTTACTATAATCCTCGTGCAATTCACACCCTATGTAATGTCTATCTAATGATTTTGCAACCATTGCAGTTGTACCTGATCCCATAAATGGGTCAAGAATAGTATCACTAACTCGTGACCCTGCTAATATACAAGGACTGACTAAATCAGGTGGGAAAGTAGCAAAGTGTGCTCCTTTATATGGTTTATTTGTTATACTCCAAACTGAACGTTTGTTCTTCTTTGGATATGATTTAGTGAGACCAGAATGAGGTTGCAATCCTGTACCTTTGTTGTGATATTTGCCTTTTGATCTATCACGTGTACCCCAATCTTTAGCAGGTTCCTTGATACTTTCATTATCATAATAGTATCG